CTGGGCGGACACGGCGGTTCCCGTGGCGTTCGCGGCCTTGATTTCCGCATCGGCCCACGCCAGAAAGCCCTTTTGCACATCGATCAGCGCGGCGTTGCCATAGCTCAGTTGCGCAAAGGACGCCTTGGCGGCTTCCGCCAGCGCTTGCAGGTGCGCCACGCTCTCCACGCCCCAGGTCTTGACGCCTTGTTGAACACCGGAGACTTGCGGCTGCACTTCGGCCAGGCGGCGCGCGATGGCGGCCTGGCCGTCGGCGATCAGTTGCGCGGAGGCTTGCCCGGACGCGGCCAGTGCATCGAATGCGGCCTTGATCGCCGCCACGTCGGACAGGGTTTTCGCCCCGCTCAGCGCCGCGTCCAACGCCGCGCGGATTTGCGCGCCGCTGGTTTCCGCCGCCGTCGCAATCGCCGCGAACGCCGCCGCGCCGTCTTTTCCGTACTTCGTGACTTGGCCGCCCGCCTCGGTGGCGTTGATGCCCAACTTTTCGAAGACCGCGCCCAGCACGGTCCCCATGAGCACACCCTGGTTGCCGGACGCCTCCAGTTGATCCTTGAGGGACTGCACTTTCCCGAGCAGGGTAATCAACCGATCGGTGGGCAGTTCGGCCAGTTGCTGGCTGAACGCCTGCTGCGTACCCGTCGCGTCCCGTGTAGCCTTGCTGACCTCATCGATGGTGTTGATGAGGATGCCGAGATTTTTGAGATTGTTGCTGGTGAAATCCAGCGTGCCGAGTTGCGCCCAAACCTCGCTGACCGCCTTGGACGCCGAGTGCGCGGAGTCGAGTTTATCGACGATTTTTTGCAGGGCTTCTGGGAGCGGCACCTCCTTGAGCGTCTTTAGCGCCTCGGTCGCGGCCTTCGCGCCTTCCGCCATGCGCCCAGAGGCGTTATCGACGCCCTCCAAGGCGTTGACGTACTCATTCAGCCGGTCGCGGGTATTGAGCAAGCGGTCCTGCATTCCCGCCCAGGCCGCCGACAGGTCGTCGAGCGGGTTGGTGGCCGTGGTCGCCGCGCCCGCCACAATGCCGATGGATTCGCCGACCGCGTTAAATTCTTCTTTCAGACCGACCAGCAGATAGTCCAGGCCGTAAACGGCTTCCTGAATGCCGGTTTTCCAGTCCTGCGTCCAATCCGCCGTGGTAAACGCCTCGGTGATCGAGAGCTTGACCCGTCGCGCCCAATCCACGACTTGCGCGCCAAAATTGACAATCCGTTCGACGGCCGCGCCAATCGGATCGACGGAGGAATCCGCTGTATTCGCTATTTCCTTCGCGGTGTGTTGTAGGGCGTTATCGACGCCGGGCAGTTTCTGGTTAGCGAGATCGAAAACCGACAGGCCCATGTCCTGGAACTGCTTTTTCGAGAATTCCGCCGCATCGCCCGCCGTTTGGAGCGGGGTGGTCAGATGATTCGCAGACGCGGTCAGGGCAGGGAGTATGTCTTGCGCTCCCAAGCGCCCGGTATTGATGAGTTCTTGCAGTTGCTGGCGCGTCAGCCCCATCTGTTGGGCGGTAGCGTCCAAGGCCGGATTGAGCGCCGCGCCAAAAATGGTTTTGAGTTGCGAGACCGAGGTAAAACCGCTCTCGAACGCGGCATTCAACGCCGAGAATCCGGCCACGGATTCATCCGTCGTAACTCGCAGGGCGCGATGCGTTTTTGCGAGGTCCGTAAGGATGTCCGCGCTTTGCTTGACGGTCAGATTGCTGGATGCGGTTTGATCGAAAAACGCCTTGTAAGCCGGTAACAGATCGTCGGTGCTCGTTTTGAGCGCCAAACTGGCTTTGTAGAGTTCCTCGAAGCGCTCCTTGGCGTTTTTCACCGATTGAGACGCGGGATCGAGCTGTTGCAGCGATTGAGAAAGGCCGCCGATTTGCTCGGTCAGTGCGCGGGTTTTTTCGTTGGCGGTGTTGGCTTCAACGCCGATTTCCACCAAGGTCAGCCCAATCCCAGCCCCCTTCAATACCGCCCCTATTCGAGAGTACTCCAGGAACCGAGCGACCAGCCTTCCAACAGTCGTTTCCAGACGGGCGGCTTGCAGTTCCGCCTCAGCCCAGCCGGCGTCTAACAAGGCGCTTCCGGTGGCTTTAGATTGCGCGAGCAGGACCTGAAGCCCCAAATAAGAGTCTTTGAGTCCCTCCACCAGCGCGCGCCATTTCTGATAGACCGTGATCGCCGCGCCGATTTCGGCGGTTTTGATCACAATATCTTCTATCGAACTGATGAGACCAGCCGCCGAATTCGCTGTAGCCGTCGTTTGCTGCGCATAATCCAGCCAATCCTTGCTACTGCCCTGTACGGCTGGTTTTTGCGCGTTCACTTGCGCCGTGAGCCGGTCGATTTCCTCCGTCAGCTTCGCAATATCGGGCGAGGCTTGATCGTCGGCGGTGATGGTTAGGCCGAGATTCAGATTATCCGCCACGTTACACCTCCACCAACTTCAACGACTCCAGCACATACCGAGCGCCGCTGGAGGGATCGGCGGGGCCGGAGTCTTGGACGATGGGCAGGGGGGAGACGGTGAGCGGGGATTCAGCGGGCAGGACGCTGAAGGTCCGGGCATCGTGCAAGGTCAAGGTCAGCGCCGCTCCGGTGTCGAGCAGGGCTTGCAGACTCACGACTTCGGCCCGCGTCAGCCAGGCAAAGCTCTTGCCGCCGATCAAGGTGATCGGACGACCGGCTTGCTTGGTCGCCTGTTCGACGACCAGCGCCCCGGTCAGGCTGTAGGTGGTGACCTGCGCCACGGGCGACCAGGCGAATTCATCGTCCCAGCGCAGCCCAGACGGCAGAACGAGCGAATTCAGCGTGATCGCCATGGCGTTACTTCGGCTTCGGCTTCGGCTTCGGCTTGCAGGCCATTACTGCGGCTCGGGCTTGCCGGCGACGATTTGGATCGTGGTGGCTTCGGCCGGCGTGATGACCACGTCCAACAACCCGGTGATCGTGTTCACGTCCGGTCCCAGCCGCGCGTCGGCTTGGACGCTGACCTGGGTCGAACCGGGCGCGGTCGCGGTCAACAGCGCCGACAAGCCATCGTCAGACACCGCCAGCGCGGCCAGATCGGGATTGGCGACCGACCAGACCGGTACGCCGTCCACCGGGGCGGCATTGCCTTTCGCATCGATGGGTTGGATGGAAAGGGACACTTTTTCAACCACGGACAGAATGAATGCCATGTAACCGACCTCTTGAAACACACCACGGGAAGAAACCACCGTCCAGCGAATGAAGCGGGGCGGTGGCGGGAACCAGCGGTACCGCAGGATGCGGTACCACCGACAGAGATTAAGCCGCCGCCAGGTCAAGGTACTCAAACGACCACGGCGAGGTTTCGGTGCTCGGCGTCAGCAAATCGCCGCTGAACGCCCCTTTCACGTAGCCGCCGGCCACCGGGTCAAACGTCCCGCTGGCGGCGAGGCTGGCCTTGTGAATCACGATCCGGCAGCGTTTCTGACTGACCTTCTCGGTCCCGGTGCCGACCAGCTTCAGGTAGGCCGATTTCGCCTGCCCGCCCTTGTAGATTTCGCCCGCGCGGGTCGCCGGGTGATAGCTGATCTTGCCCACGGTCGCGCCCGTCGCATCCAACGCCTTGAACAGGCCGTTGATCAAATCGATGCTGTAGTGGCTGGGATCGATGGTCGCATCGGCGGCGGTCTTGGCGACGATTTCCGTCCCCGCGCCATCGGCGGCGATGTACTTGTTGGCCAGCGGCACCCACAGCCCCACCGCCGGCGCGATGACCTCGTTGGTGACGGCGGACGTCGTTTGCGCCAGGGTCGTGATATCCGCGCCCAGCAACAGGCCGAACAGATGGGGCGGCATGAAATCGGATTCCGCGGCCAGCGAAGCCGTCTTGTCGTTGGCCGCCACGGACGCCAGCACCTGGCCGGCGCTGCTTTCCATGTTGGAAACCAATTGCTCGAACTTCTGGGTCTGGCTCTGAATCGCCAGCTTGGTGAAGTTCACCGGGTCGTAGAGCTGGGTCGGGGCGGTATCGCCGCTCCAGACGCCGTACTTGAATTCGCAGCGCAGATACAGGGCGCGCGAGGCAACAGCGAGAGTCATGAGGCGTTACTCCACTGGTCAGGTTAGCCGATCAGCACGTTAGCCGAGCAGCACGGCGATGTGTTCGGACTTGACGACCTTCACGCCCCAGTTGATCAGGAGCAGGTAGGTCTCCATGCCGACGCCGGGATAGCTGCGAATCTCGAAGCTCAACCCGGAGCGGGGATCGGTCACCGTCAGGCTGTCGGACGCCAAATCACCGTTGGCCGGCATGTCGGGCAAGCGGGTGACCAACACGATGGCGTTGCGGGAGAACGCCACGTTCGCGGCGTAGCTGTTGCCGACGGTGATCGCGCTGGTGGCGGCCGTGACCGCCAGCCGCAAGCCGGGGTTGCCCAGGGTGAGCGTGCCGCCGTCCGACACGTCGGTATCGCCGGCATTGACCACGTACTTGTTGGCGGTATCGCGGGCATGGGTGATGACGTCGCCGGCGACGATGGTTCCGGTGCCGGCGCTGGCCAAGGCCACGGCGGTGGTCCCGACCGCGAAGCCGGCGGCGCTGGTGGTGGCGCTGGCGCCGGTGCCCTTGGTGTGACTCACCACTTGCGCCGATTCGCGCACGGCGAACCCGGCAAAGTCGGTCAGCACCCCTTGGCGCAGCAAGGTCAGATCGCCGGCCATGTAGGCTTGCGCCTGCTTGGCGCGCAGGTTCGCCCCGGCGGCGGTGTTCAGCACCAGGAACCGTTCCGACAGCGGCGCGCCGTTGTCGTCCAGGATTTTGCGGACGTTGGCGGCGTCGGAGTAATCGCCGGCCGTGCCGAACGGGGTGGTCCCCGCCGTGCCATAGGCCCGCGAGGCGTTCTGATAGGCGGCGACGGCGACGTCGGATTCGATTTCATTCACCGCCGCGCGCATCGCCTGGGCGATTTGCTGTTGCCGGAGCGACAGGAAGCCCGGCCCGTTATTCCCGGAATTCAACGCCGCTTGTTCCGATCCGACCCACGAAAACGGGAATTGCCGCTGCTTGGTAATGGTCAGCGTGACCGGCGCGAGGGTCTGGTAAGACGCGGTGGGGAACGCCATCGCGGCGGTAAAGTCGCCGCCGGCCGCGTTGCCGGGGACGATGGGAATGCGCAGGTTCTGCCCGACCGCGACGCGGTTGGCTTGCGCGTCCATCGTGACCGAGGGGATGAACCCGACCAGTTCGCGGCTGACCACATCGAGCGCCGCGTAAATGTCGGGAATGAGGTTCGTCAGGGTGTTCGCCATGAGGGAGGCTCCCGGTTAATCAGTGACCCGCCCACCGGCCTTGACGTGATCGATGCGGCCAGCGGCGGTTAGGGCTTCAAACTCCGTTCGTTTCAGCGCGGGCGCATTCGTCCCCGCCGGGGCGTTCGGGTGGTACCCGGAGCCTCGCGCCCCTGGCGTCTTCAACAAGTGCGGCCGGGTCGCGGTCAGATTCGCCACGCCCTCCGCCAGCGGAATCAAATCGCCCTTCTCGGTGCGATACAACACGCTGTCGTCCTGCCAGTCCACGCGGCGGCGCAGGTAATCCTCCACCACCTCGCGGTCGATAAACTCATGGCCGCCGAGCGCCTTACCCAGTTCGGAATCCAGCCGGGCGGCGCGGTGTTTCGCGTCCAGTTGCGTCAGCGCCTCGGTCTTGGTCTTCAGTTCGGTTTCCAGCCGCTTCACGCGGGTCTCGAACTGCTTGACCGCTTCCGCTTGCCCCTTGGCGTCGGGCAGCGCCTCCAGGTCGGCGTCCTCGTCCAGGCCCAGCTTCTCGAACAACCGGGCCTTGACCGTCTCCAGCGCCTCCACCTTAGCCTTGAGCGCCTTGCGGCCCTCCAGGCTTTCCTTGCGGGCGGCGTCGCGCTGCCCGGTCAGGTCGTTCACGTGGCTTTCCAGCGCCGCGAAATCGGCGCCGAGTTTCTCCTTGAACGGTTCCAGATTCATGCGGGCCTCGCGCCTTTATTCATTAAGGAAATATGGTAGGCTATTAACATAACTTTTCGTTCTATTCAAGAGGGCCTCCATGCCGACCGTCGATACCGCCCGCTTCCGGTTCCTGGCCGATGCCTTGGCCGGGCAGAACGGCTTCCGCGATGGGGCCTATCTGGTGCAGTACCCGCGCGAATCCACCGACAAATTCACCCGGCGCAAGGCCATTGCCTGGTATGCCAACGCCCTGCGCCCGGCCTGTCAACGCTTCGTGGGGTACCTCGTCAAACGGCCGCCGTGGCGCGACGTGGCGCAGCCGGCCTTGCAGGCGTTCCTCGATTCTTGCGATTGGGCGGAGAACAGCCTGGACGTGTTCTGGAGCAGCTTCATGCTGGATGCCAAGGCGCGGGGATCGATGCTGCTGCTGGTGGACATGCCGCCGGCCGGGCTGGAAACCGACCGGACCTGGCCGATCTTGAGCGCTATTCCGCCGGAACGCCTGTCCGCCTACGAACTGAACGCCCAGGGCAAACTGGCGCACGTGGTCTTCACCGACACGCTCATCCGCGACGGCGCGCGCGTCGCCGTCCTCCGCGAGTACGACGACGCCGGCTGGCGAGTACTGGAAGGCGACTTCATCCATTCACAGGGGGCGCACCAGCTAGGCGTGTGCCCGGTACTGGCCTTTACCGAAAGCGGCCTCTTTCCGGTCGAAGGCGAATTCGCCACCATTGCCGACCTCAGCAAGCGGCTGTACAACTTGCGCTCTGAACTCGATGAAATCCTGCGCGCCCAGACCTTCAGCCTGCTGACCTACAAGGTGCCCGCCGACCGTTACCCGCTGGATTTGGGCGAAGTGGCGCAAAGCATCGGCACGCACAATCTTCTACAAACCTTTGACGCCGGCGCGGATTTCATTGCCCCGCCGGAAGGGCCAGCCCGCGTCTATCTCGACGTGATTGCCCAGGTCGAGGGGCTGATCCACCAGGCGGCCTTGATCGTGGATCTTCCCAACAGAACCGCTCAGGAAAGCGGCGTGGCGTTGCAACTGCGCTTTCAGGCGCTCAATGCCTCGCTGGTGCATTTCGCCCGGCGGATGGAGGATTTAGAACGGCGGATGTGGGACCTGGTCGGCTTGTGGCTGGGCCTCGAACCGAACGTCAGCGTGTCGTGGGGAAAGGATTTCAGCATCGCCGACCTCGCGGCCGAAATCGCGGTCGCCCAGAACATGATCGCCCTGAACGCGCCGCCGGCCTATCAAGCCGCCAAGCTGAAGCAGCTCATTCAACTGGATTTGGGCACGTTGCCCGAGGCCGACTTGACGCCGATCCTGAATGCCGTGGATGAAATCCGGCAGGAAACGCCGCCCGCCGCCGCGGCGCCCGCGCCATGATCGAAATCAACCCCACCGGGATTGAAGCGATTCGGGCCACCTTTAAAGCCCTGGTCCCCGAGGTTCGGGACAAAGTGCTGCGCGGCCTGGCGCAGGTGGCGTTCGATACCGCACAAAGGCAAGTCGATACCCACACGAAAACCGGCGCGCTGGCCCGCTCGTTGCGGTTGCGCTCGGACGGGTCCGGCGGCTGGAGCATCGAGCACGACCTGCAACACGCGCCCTATGCCCTGTTTGTGCATTGGGGCACGCGCCCGCACGACATTCGCCCGCGCCAAAAGAAGGTGTTGCGCTGGCCGGGCGGGACGGGCGGCCACACGGGCTTCGTGTTCGCCCGCTTCGTTCATCACCCCGGCTACGCCGGCGACGCCTGGCTGGTGCAGGCCGCCGAGGACGCCGTCCGCCAATTCGATGCCATCGTCCGCCGCGTCACCCAGGAGATTTGAATGGCCTTGACCCTGACCTATCACGATGCCTATCTGGCCCCGTTGATCCGCGACAACGAGACGTGGGAAACCCGCGCCCTCGCTGACGTAGCGGAACTCGGCAGCTTCCCCGATCCGTGGCCCGCCAAGCTGGCGGTCCTGCGGGCCTATCTCCTCTGCTGTCTGGAAAGCCTGGCCGATGAGACCGACGTGTTCAGCGCCAAGCTGAAGCAGTACCAGAGGGAATACGCCGCGACCCTGCAAGCCGCCCGGCTGGCGCTGGCCGCCACGAGCACGACCACGCCCGGCCCGTTGACCCTCACCCTCGAGCGCGCCGAATG